ATTTGGAATGAAGTTTGTTTTCATTTGGGGTGGGGGCGGCTGACGCGGGAGCAAATGACCTGCACCATGGTTCAAAGCTATGCCATGGGCCTTCCCGGCTCCCTCGAGGCCGGTGCCGCGGCGCTCGGTATTACCGAGCAGAAGGACATGGCCGGCGGGCGTTTGATGATTCAAATGTCGAAGCCCAAGACCGAATACCCCCTTACCTGGTGGGACCGCCCTGACCAGCTCGAGCGCCTCTACGAATATTGCCGCCAGGACGTACGGGTGGAAAGGGCCGCCAGCAAGCGACTATTGGCGCTCTCGCCGTACGAGAGGAAGGTTTGGGCACTCGACCAGAAAATCAACGATCGCGGCATCACCGTGGACGTGGAAGCGGTAACGAAGGCCATAGCGCTCGTGGACGCGGAGAAAGCCCGGCTCGACACCGAGATGCGGGCCATTACCGGAAACCGCGTAGCCGCGTGCTCCGCGGTGCAACAAATTAAAGATTTTCTCGAATTTTACGGAGTGACGGGTGATGGGTTGGATAAAACGACGGTTGCCGGGCATTTGTCAATGGATCTTGACCCGGTTGCCCGCCGAGTGCTCGAGCTCCGCGCTGAAGCCGGTAAGGCGGCAACCTCAAAGTTCGGCCCAATGGTCGCGGGTGCGGGCACGGATAATCGCGTGCGGGGGTGCTTCCAGTACAGCGGGGCCAACACGCGCCGGTTCGCGGGTCGCCGGATCCAACTTCACAACTTAAAGCGGCCGACAATTAAGCACCATGTGGTTGAGGCCATTATCAACGATATCGCCGCGGGCGCATCCGCCGCCGAGATTGATATGTGTTACGGGCCCCCAATGGGTTTGTTAGGGGATTGCACCCGCAGTTTCCTTACCGCGGCCCCCGGGCACGAGCTCATGGTAGCCGATTTTTCCGCCATCGAGGCCCGCGTTTTGGCGTGGCTCGCGGGCCAAGAGGATGTTCTCGATGTGTTCCGAAGTGGAAAAGATATTTATAAGGTCGCTGCAAGCGCGATCTTTGGTGTCGCAGAGAATACAGTTACCGACGATCAACGTCAGGTTGGCAAGGTCGCAATCCTTGCTCTTGGCTATGGCGGTGGAGTTGGGGCTTTCCAAACGATGGCAAAAGGATACGGCGTCCGAATGGAGCCGGCCTTCCATAACCTTTGGTTACGCGCCAATCCCGAGCAGCGTATGCGCGCCGAAGCCACTTATGCGTCGGCCCTCGAGAAAGCGCGCAAGGCCGGGAGCGAGCTTGAAATATCCCGCGAAGAATTTCTCGCGTCCGATATCACCAAAATTTTCTGGCGCGAGGCTAATCCCAGGATCGTCAATTATTGGTCAGAGCTCGAAATAGCCGCACTCAATGCGACCATGCACCCCGGGCAGTTCTTCGGTAACGGCAATGTGCGATTCAAGAAAGCAGGGTCTTTCCTTTGGTGCCAGCTACCTGGTGGCGGGGTTATCTGCTACCCATACCCGGAAGTGAAAGAAGTCAAGACGCCATGGGGCAAGCCGAAGCAAGGTTTTACCTATATGGCCGAGGACGGAACGAGCCGTAAATGGATGCGTTTCACTACCTATGGGGGGTCTTTAGCTGAGAATATCACACAGGCAGTATCTCGGGACTTACTCGTTGATGCGATGCTACGATTGGACAAGGTCGGTTTTTCTATCGTGGCGCACGTGCACGATGAGATAATTTGCGAAATGCCAATTGGTGTGGCAGCCTTGCAAAACATGATCGCGGTGATGACCGAGAATCCAGCGTGGGCCAAATCCCTCCCGCTCAAGGCTTCCGGATACGTGTCCCGCAGATATCGTAAGTAGGGGGCGAAGGAATGTCGGCGATTCTCGATTGTGCGCTAGAACTAGCGCAGCAAAAAGTGCGTTTCTTTCAGGTACGCCCCGACTCTAAACTTCCCGCCGTTGCGGATTTCTCCACCAAAGCCACCTCCGATCCCGAAAAACTTTACGAATACTTTGGGCACTCAAGCTTCAATAGCGGTATCGCTTGCGGAAAAGTTTCCGAGGGCGTTTACCTTGTTGGATTCGATATCGACAACAAAGACGGAAGGAACGGATATGAAACACTCGAGCTCTTGGCGGAACTGGGCGAAGAATTTCCCGAAACTTGGTCGCAGAAAACCCCAAGCGGCGGAGAGCATCGACTTTTCTGGTCGCCAGTTCCCATCCGTCAAGGGGCGAATGTACTCGGCGCAGGAATTGACCTACGTGGTGAAGGTGGGTATTTGGTTGGTCCGGGTTCTACTATTGGTGGAGTGCCTTATAGTGTGCTACGCCATCTTCCGATTGCTGTGTTTCCTGCTTGGGCGATAGCGAAGTGGGAGAAAAAGGCCACCGTTCACGCGCTTCCGAAATCCGCGGGCAAACCCGTTGCAAATCAAATCCTCGCGCTCAGCCAATCGGTAGCGTATCTGAAATCGCTCGAGCCCGTAACGGAGGGCGGCCGGAACGACGCTTGTTATAAAGCTGTTACCCAAATGCGCGATTTTGGACTTGACCAGAGCCAAATGCTCGACATGTTGGTCGCGCATTGGAAGTGCGAACCGCTTCTTTCGGATGATGAAATGCTGGCCGTGATCGCCGGGGCCTTCAAGTATCCTAAAACGCCCGCCGGTATTGCCGCTCCTGAAAACCTTTTTCCCGTAGTTGAAGACCCCATCGAGAAAGATCCGCTCGATCTTATAAATGAAAATCATTTTTATTGCGCTTCGAATGGTATTTCACGGGTGTATTGGGAAACCGAACGCCGCGGTAAATTTTATCTTGAGCCCTTCCCGGTTTATGTTTTCCATGAAAACCACGGCGCGGAAACCATGTTGCACCGGGGGAAAGAGGCTCCCGTTACTCAAGTGTGGATGAAATCTAAAAAGCGCCGTAGCTACGATCGATTGCGTTTTGATCCGGGGAATGGCACCGCACCAAACGAATACAACACTTGGAAAGGCTTCGCCGTGAAGCCCAATACCGGCCCCATTGATCCGCGGGGAGAAAAAGCAGTAGAATTATTTTTCGAGCACTGCGAGAAGAATGTCTGCCGAAAGGACAAGGCCCTTTTCACCTGGCTTGTTACTTTCATGGCCCATATTTTCCAGCGCCCGGAAGATAAACCCGAGGTTTCCCTGGTGTTCCAAGGGCTCAAGGGCACAGGAAAAACTATTGTGTCCATGATCCTTGACCACCTTATCGGGGACAATTCGGTGATCGTGGCCGACAAAGCCCATGTCCTAGGCCACTTCAACGCCATGATGGAAGACAAAATTCTCGTCACCATGGACGAGGCCTTCTGGTCCGGAGATAAGCAAATCGAAGGCGTGCTGAAAGACCTGATTACGGGTCGAACACGAATCATCACCAATAAGGGCGTGGATTCACGGGCCGCGGAAGTTTTTGACCGCATCATAATCATCGGCAACGAAAAATGGGCTATTCCTGCATCCTTCGATGAGCGCCGTTTTGCCGTGTTCAAGATGGGCGAAGACCGCCGCCAAGATCGCGCTTTCTTTGGTGCCATGAAAGACGGGCTTTTTAAACATGGCGGCGCCGGCCGACTTATGGCCCGGTTCATGGCGTGGGATTTGTCCTCGGCGGATATATTTACCGCCCCACAAACCCGCGGCCTAGAAGAACAAAAGCTTCTTTCTATGGGCACCTTTGAACAATGGTGGTTCCAATGCCTGCAAGAGGGCCGGATATTAGGTCATGGGCTCGATGAATGGCTTCCGTATCTTTCCTGCCGTGATTTCTACGATGCTTTTGTTCGCCAAATGGATGCAGATAATAATCGATTTGCTAAGCCCACCCGAATCGGAGCCGGCATGATATTCAAGCACCTATCGCCGCTAGCCGGAGGAAGTAAACGCCGCGATGGCAAGCGAGTGTATGAATTTCCGCCACTTGACATATTGCGTGCAGAATGGGACGAACAAACCGAATTTAAAAATGATTGGAACTAGAGTTGCTCCGCACGTAGTTCTAATCCTAGCGCTTTGGCGCGAGCTCGCGCCCGCTTGGCCACCCTTACCAGTCGATCATAATTGGCGCTTACCTTGGCCATTTGCGCGCTTTGAGCGGCGGTGCAGGAGGCTACCGTGCAGAGCTTTTCGATTTCCGCTTTGAGCTGGCTGACGAAGCATGACGTGGTTTCCATGACGACGCAACCTTGGTCTTCCCACGCTTGTTGGGTCGCTTCCCATTGGTCGGCATCGAGATCGGCGGGAGCGTGATTAAGGAACTGGTCGCAGGCAGCCCCAGCCGAACCGCGGCATTGCCCCGGCAAAGTGGGAATGGGGGAACAGAGCGGGCCGTCATGGATTTGCGCGGCACAGGAGCTAAGAAGTAGTAGCGCCGCCATCGTCATTGGCAACGGCCGAAACGGCATGATCATAGGTAATCCTCGCCGCGGCAATTGCCGCTTGGTTGCCGCTTTGAAGCGCCCGCATATATGCGGCGCGGGCGGCAACGACGTTTATATTTTCGGTTGTGGTCTGGAGATCGTAGATAATGAAATCGGCGCCGGTTTCAAGATAGACTGTGATCTTGTTTTCGATGATCGTTTCGATTTCATCAATGAGTTGCTTTACTACCGGAAGGCCAAGAGTGGGAACGGCGGCGATGATCGCAGCTTGAATCTCGGGCTCGAGAGCCGTTTCAATGCCCTTAATAATGGCGTTCGCCGCCTGTGCCGCCGAATTTGTCGGCAGAGCAGGCGGCGAAGTGGAAGGGGTCACGCCAGGAGCGCCGCGATTTTAGCGTCAACCATGGCTTCCACTTGGGGGTAGAAACCGCCGACTACGCTTTGAATCATGGGGCCGTAAACGCCGATTTTGGATACTTCGGCGGCTACGATAGCAGGAATTTCTTTATCGATAATGTCCAAAAGTAGTTCTTTGGCGGCGGCTTTGGCTTCGGCAGAAAGGGATGCGAGTACGGCTTGTTCGGCGGGGCTCATTTTGGATTCTCCTGATCTAGGGTTGATTTTTGCACATCCACATATTGTACGGATTTAGCGTGCTTTTGCAATCTTATGCGCAATCGGTGAACGATTACGAAGAAAGAAACTCCCAACAGATGCGCGCAGTAAGCAACACAATAATTACCCAAATTACGAAGTCCCGCATATATCACCGCCTTAATGGCTAACATGGGCGAACGCCTTTGCTACCTCAAAAAGCACGCTTACGGTACCGCTGATGGCGAGGGCCGCGCCCATGAGCATCCAGCGGAATTTCAATATTTCGTCTAGCTTAGCGTGTATGCTCTCGAAGCGTTTATCCGTATGCTCGATGTAATAGTCCAACAGTTCCTTGTTGGGCATAACGTCTCCTGCTATTTATTGCTCTTTACAGCTCATGAGCACGGAATAAATCTGCCCCGTAGCTTGAGTCTGAATGCCGGGCCAAGTGGTAGCCGCAAATGTCTGAGAAACGCCCATCGGGTTATAGGTGTTGGCCGCCGTTCCGCTACCAAGGCAGTAGTTACCGGCGGCTCCGCAATAGTAGACACCGCCCGTCAGAGAGGACGCGCCGTTGGCGAACGTGGCCGTCGCCGACACAAGCTGCATGGTGTTGAACGCCTGACCTCCAGCAAACATCAGCGCGGTACAGTACGCGGTCTTGCCGCTCGTTACCTGATAGGCGACACCATTCTTCCAGAAAGGATAGAAATCCCCAGCTCCTTCCGAAGCCGAACCCGCCATTACGGTAAAATATCCGCCAGTAGATCCGATATTAGATTCCGGAATTACCAAATTTCCGGGATAAGTATCGGCTCCCCCTAGTGTTATGGACGGCACTCCCGAAGGAACGACCGCTTGCGCAGTGATGGAAACGAATAAACTAAGGATGATAAGGAAAAAATTCACGCGCAACTCCTATTGTTCTTTGCAATTTAGAAATACGGAATAAACCGTAGAGGCCTGGTTAACCTCAATTCCCGGATAAGTGAGGGCCGAGAACTGATAGGTGGCGCCCATTACGTTAAAGGCAAAGGCGGCGGTGCCCGTACCCAGGCAATAAGAGTTCGAACCCCCGCACGAGTAAACGGCCGTCGCCGGCAGCGATCCGACGTTATTACTCCACGAGGTTGTGCTAGAAACAAGCTGATAAGTATTGAACGGGCTGGAGCTAGTGGAAGAGATGGAAACGCAGTAAGCTGTCTTTCCACTGCTTACTTGGTAGGCCGTGCCGTTCTTATAAAAGACGTAATACGTATTCGCCCCAGAACTCTGCGTCCCGGCATTGAGCGTAAAATATGTGCTTAAACTAGATTCAGCGATGGCCGCCCCGCCGGACACACCGTTTGCGCCCCCCAGCAACGCCTGAGGCACGCCACTAGGCACTACGGCTAAAGCCGGAAGAGAGAATAGGCCGATAAGAAGTACTAGAACACGTTCCATAAAGCGCTCCCGTCAGCGATAAATTCATTGCCCATGCGAGGCTTGCCGCCCGGCACTAATTGTAAAGTAGTATCACCATCGATTGTATCCGATCCAGCTGCAGTTACATCACACTCAGCCGTGCCGATGTTCTTCACGAATAGATCATATCCAGTATTGCTCGCCGCCGGAAGCGTGATGGTCATCAAGGAACTTCCATTGCACTCCACCATAAGGCGCGTTCCGGTAAAATCTCCGGTAACTACCGTATAGTTCGCAGTCTTGGTAAGGACTGCCATTGCCGAACCGCCCCCGCCGCCCGATCCGTTAGCTGCCGCCGTAATTTGTCCCTGAGCGTTCACGGTGATATTTGCCGAGGTATAAGACCCAGCGGTTACGGCCGTGTTGGTGATAGCTACGGAAGATCCGGTCACTGTGATACCAGTTCCCGCCGTAATGCTCCCCGGACCCGCCGTTTGTGCAAACGTAATGGCGTCGGTACCCATTGTTACTACGTTGGCAGAACTTTGCTGCCAAGTAGTGGCTCCGTTAACCGTACCGCTAAGAACGTAAGTGGACGCTCCGGCCAAGGCTTCCGAGGCTTGGTTATAATCGGAAGAACGAGTTAAAACGAAAGCGGCGATCCCACTCCCGGCCACAGTTACAACATAGATACCGTTCTGGAAAGTGGATACTTGATTTTTCACGAGTACCCGTTGACCTACCGACGGAGAACCGCCATCCACACTAAGCGCCCCGGTACCAACTTCGGTGAGGGTAGCGCCAACTCCGCTTGAGCCGTTATTGTAAGTAACAGCCACTAATGCGGCAGTGGTTGCGTAGTTGCTAGCGTCTTTGGCTACACTCTCATTAGAGATCGCCACGTCCACGTAATTTTTGGTCGCGGCCATCTGCGCCGACGTTGGATCGAGGAGGTTCGTAATGTTGAACGAGCCCATGTTAATGGCGCCCGACATTGTTCCGCCCGCCAGGGGTAGATAATTGGCTAAGTTACCGACGATTTTTTGAATGGCCTGAAGGATAGAATCAGTAGCGCTTACGGTACCAGAGCCCGCGGAATACCCGGTAAGAGCTTGGCCGGTTACCGCGCTGTTGCCGAGAGTCACAACTCCCGTAGAGCTCATCGTGGCCCCGCCACTCATAAGCGCCAGCGCGTATGCGGTACCGCCGGCATTACCGATGAGGATTTGACCCGCGGAGGGCACAGTGGATAGTCCGGTACCGCCACCTTTAATTGTGGTCGGATCGCCTAAAAACGAGGCGAAGGCGAGGGTGGGGATCGAAACCCCCAGAACTATCGTATTAAAAAGTCGCATAAGCATGATGTTCACCCTCGCCAAGAAAAATTATTGAATGTCCCAAGTGCCAGAGGAAGCAAAAGCCGAGCAAATAACCGGCATGGAATCGCCGGGATTGAGCGCTACGCTTGCCGACCCGTCAATATTATCAGACCCAGCGGCGGTCAGGATAATTTGAAATGTCTGTGCGGGCAAATTCTTTACTTCGTGGCGCTCGCCGATGTTAGAAGCATTGCAAACCGGCAGAGTGTAAGCGCGGTTGGCGGTGAGAGTAGTAGTATCCCGCACATGCATGTCCGTCGAAAGAATGGTGTACGCCGCGTTGCCGCCGTCGGTTACGGCCCATTTGAGCGGGTCTTTGGCGTTCAATTGGGTTTGAATGGCCGAGGTTACGTTGTGCACATATCCAAGCTCGGTAGCAGTGGTGGAGGAGGCTACCGGCAGACCGTTGGAATCAGAAGCCACGGCGCTGTTAGCACTTACGGCCGCGGCTTCCACGATCGCACCACCCGACGATACCATAAACCGATTGCTGTTCAATGCGGTAGCACTGTTCGTGCCGCCAAGGGCTACGCTTACCGGCGCAGTGATCGAGAATACCGAGCCCGTAAGGGTAAGGCCGGTACCTGCACTATAAGAAGATCCCGCGGGAGCCGCCCACGTGCCATCCGCGCGAAGGAAATTCGTGCTACCGCCGCCAGAAGCCGGCGCCATACCTTGGAGTGAGGAAGTAAAAGCGTTCAAATCGGCCGTGAGTTGCGTCGAAGTAATGTCGGCGGGAGCCGCGCTTGATCCCGTGTTATTCCCCTTATAGGTATGGGCGGCCATATTGGCCATCTTCGCCGAGGTGATCGCGCTGTTGGCGATAGTGAGCGCGCCGGAAGCGGCCAGGGTAGCATCACCACTCATTAGCGCCAGCGCGTATGCGGTGCCTCCGGCGTTACCGATGAGAATTTGGCCCGCAGATGGAACGGTAGAAAGCCCGGTGCCGCCTTTGGTAATCGGAAATGGGGTTTGCACGTACGCAGCGTTTGCCGCGGTAGTCAGGATTAAGAACAAGGAAAGAATCAGTTTCATAAAAAACTCCAGTTTAGAATACGGACCAATTTCCGTTTATGGCGCAAAATTCGTTGGCGTCGTTCAATGTATTTTGTACGAAAGTAGACTGAGTGTCGACAGTTTGAGCTGACGTGGTTCCGTAAGTGGCGTTATTGGCCGGGGAACCGATGTTTTTTCCATACACGCAGAAACCCTGTGAAGCCACGGCGTCCGGAAGAGTGATAGCCAGCGCGCCCGAAGTGGTGTTCACGTCGATAATATAGTTTTTCGTAAGCGTAGGAATCGTAGTATTGGCGGTAACGGTATTCGTCGTGGCCGCTACCGCCGGGGCAGTAAGTGTTCCTTTTACGGTGAGATTATTAACCGTGAGACTACCCACCGTGGCTGTTTCATATGGCGCGGAAAAAATATCCAACGCCGATCCCGTTGTACCGTTGCCGTAGTCCGCCATGTAGATGTAACCCCCGCGGGGATCAAAGGCAATACCCCCGGCCACCGATGGCGCGCCGGGGGTTAACACGCTACTCACATAAACGGGAGAGCTACGGTTAGAAAGATCGTAAATGTCGATTCCGCCATTTACGGATTGGCTTAGCCCCGGAACATAGACCAAATTGGACGTGAGAGAGGGAAGGGCCATGAATTGCGAGTTGGTAATTCGGCTCGCTTGAAGGGGAATGGTGGAGAGGTTGGTCATGCCCCCGGTAGATACGTTTGTAATGTCCACCACGTCGTACACGTTTTGATTCGTGTCGGTCACGTAGGCGGTGTGCTTCACGAGATCAAGTGCGATTCCGTTTGCCTTGGTGTTTGCCGGAAGAGTTAGGTTTTGAAGCAGCGTCGGTGAAGTGATCGAACTAGCATAGGAATAAGCTTTTAACTGGCGATACGTCCAAGGCGTGGCGGTTGAATAGTTCGATACGTAGACGATTTGGTTCGCCGCGTCCACGTTCACGCCAAAAGATTTACAAGAGTTGGCGGCGTTACAAATTTGACCTACACCGTTGAGAGTACCCTCGTCGAAAGCGAGAACCGGGGCGCTGATAGTTCCGCCTGATACGCCGTTTCCTACGTCGAGGATTCCAAGACCGTGGCTCTGCCCGGCCATGAAAACTAGCCCGTTTGCATAGGCGCAAGAATAAACGGAAGTGGTATTCGCGGCCCAAGAATACGTAGCGGTAGTGGTGGGGTTGTTGGGGTCCGTAATATTCAGGACCGTGAGCGTTCGGCCACCAGAGGCGGGAACGAAAACGTAGGGCCAAGAGGCGTTAGATCCACAAGCGCCATAAGTACCCGCAATGGTAACGCTACCACGAGCAACAGGGGCGGCTTGATCGGTTACGTTATAAATGGAAACCGTTTTTGAAGTTCCGCCACCAACGATTGCGTAGGTGTTTCCCCCATGCTGGATCATGAGCGGATATAGCATTTTCTGGTTTCCAGAAATGCCCAAGGATTGGGTTAGGTAATTGAATGGCGCGTTATTTAGCTTCTGAGCGTCGGGGGTAATAAAAGAGCCCCCCGCACCAAGAACTTGACCTAACTCCGCGCTATACTGCGCGGGAGCTGGAACTCCGCCAGCGAGACCGGCGCTAGTGCCGGTGTCGCCGGTAAAGTTGTTGAGCGAAAATACTCCCGCCGTATCCACCACCGGAAGCGTGGCGCTAACCGCCGCTTGCGCGCGTGCGTTTGTGAAATAGAGGTTGGTTCCTTCCGCCACCTGGGTGGTGACGTAATCAGAGCTGCCGGATACTACGGCGCCGGTACGGCCGAACACGCTTTGAACGGGAGCGGCGGCGGAAGCTCGGGCGTTGGTATAGTAGAGGTTGGTGCCTTCGGTAAGATTGGTAGTGGACTTAGCGGCGAAAGCGGCGTCAAACCGCGCCTGGGTATAATAGAGGTTGGTAGATTCCGTCACCTGCGCGGTGTTGTAGTCATTGATCGCCGCGGCTACAACGCCAGTACGGCCGAACACGCTTTGAACGGGAGCGGCAGCGGAAGCGCGAGCGTTAGTGTAGTAGAGATTTGTGGAGCCCTCGGTCAGGTTATCAGTGGTCTTTGCGCCGAAAGCGGCGTTGAACCTAGCGGCCGTATAGTACAGATTCCCATTCTCCGGTACCACGGAGGTATCAAGGGTTTGATTGGTGAGATCCGCGCGAAGGTATTGGCTCGAGCCGCCCACGGTAAGAGACGCTTGTTTACCGTTGAGGGCGGTTTGAAGATCGGTCTGGGAAGAAAGGGTGCCAGTGATGGCGCCCCAAACGGTAGAGCCACCGCCCCCGCCGGGGATTTGGGAAGCGGGAACTTTGCCTGTACCGTCTAGGGTGGCGATACCATTCGCTACGCCCAAAAGAGAAGGCGACAGAGAGCCCACATCTCCGGAAGTACCGGCAAAGGCGGTGAGCGGAATGAGAAGTGCGATCAATAGTTGTTTAACCATTTTTCGCCGCCAGCGTGGAAGTGAGCGAGCCAGAGGAACCGCCGGTATGCGCGAAGTGCAAGCGCAACCACTTATACCCCATGTTGGAGATGTTGAAAGTGTAACTCCCGGCCGCCGCAATGGTTTGCGCTGTTCCGTATGTGTCCCAATGGGTAACGCCGCTATTGGGGTCCGATCCCACGGCGATTATGTCGTTGGACACTTCCAGGTAAAGGGAGCCCGCGGGGGAACCAGAAAATACGGATTGAATTGAACCTAGATCCACTGATCCCAGGTCAACTACGGCGCTGATAATATCGGACGCCATATTTTGCGCCGATATGATTACTTCCTGAGTAGTGGTGCTCATGCCTGTGGCTCCTTAAATTACGTCCCAAAAACCAACCGCACGGCAAATTAAGGAATAGCTTTTTCCTTGATAGTCCAAGAGCGCGGTAGTCAATAGCGAAGTGGTTAGAATGTGATCTATACCATTAACTACGATGGTTACGGCGTTGCCGCCGGAATCCACTTTCTTAATTTGAAAAATTTGTCCTACTGCGGCCAAATTAGCCGCCGGTAGGTTCACGTTCATGGCCCCGGCAGTCGCGTCGCACGGGATGTATTGCTGGTTCACGGGCGAACCCGCGGCCAGAGTAACACTAGTAGTTGCGGGCAAAACTACCGAAGATCCCCCCGCAGGCCCTTGGGGGCCGGTAGGTCCGGGGATACCGGCAGTTGCCGCGACACCGTTACCCGCACCGTTCACGCCGAGAAGATAGTTTGCCGGCAGGGCCGAGGGAAGATCCGGATTAAAAACCGGCGCATATCCCGGGGGCAATTGCAGACAGCGATTGATTTGATCTTGAAGGGATTGAATCAGCAGCGTCAAGAAATCGAATTGTTGAACTATAGCCGTGGAGGAGATGATCCCATTCTGGGATAGCGCATATACATTCGTTTCAATGGGCGTGCGGCTGATGACCACTTTCTGCGTGGCGGGAGGGGCCGCCACCATATTCACAAACCCGCCGGAGGGGTAAAGCCCCTGTGCGTTGGGGGTGCCACTAACGCTAAAGTTAACGCCCGGGGTTTGCTGTGTGATCGTCAACGCTACAAGATCGTAAATGTAGACGTAAAGATCCAGCGTTTTAAAGAAGTAGAAGGGAAAGGCGAAGGCGGTAGTAGTGCCGTCCCCGGTATAAATTTCAGTATTGGTAGTCGAAGACACGCCCATAGTTACTGCCCATTCCCTTTCACCACATTCTGAACTGTACCCTTGTGAAAGTCACTCATCATTTGATTGCCCATTTTAGCCATGGAGCCTATTTGGAAAAGCAGGGAATCAAGCTGTTGCCGCTTCTGATCGTTGGGTAAGTTCGGATTCTCTTGCACATTCTCGTAAGTTTTACGCGCGGTAGTGATCGACTTAGCGATTGAATCGAGCCTTACCTGGAAATCGGGGTGGGCGTCTCGAATACGCTCCGCTGCATCGAAGTCGCCCATCTTGGCAGCAGCTTTGGCGGAGTTGTAGGCCGCGTCAGCTTTATCGCGATTCTCGTAAAAGTCTTGGATGCGCTGATCTTGAAACGACGGATAGCGCGAAACGAAAGAGTGTAGAACCGGGGTGTCCTGCCAAGGATCGGCGCGATCCGGCGCGCCCGTAGCCTTCGAGATAGCGGTATCAGACAACTTAAGCGCCCAGCCGCCCACAGTGCCGCCCCAGGAGCGGATATAGTTCTCCACCACGGCCGGGCTCGCGAGAGTATCGGTGCTTGGGCCAATGTCTTTCACGAGCGGCACATAGCCAATAAGTTTACCGATGGCCTTAGCGGTTTCACTTGTATAGGCCGAGTATTGCATCTCGGGGAGCAATTTCTCTTTATAGAAGGGCACTAACGGTCGGCCCGTGAACGCCTGCTTATTGCTGTACTGATCGAGCACAGGTTGGAACACGTTCGGCATGACTTCGGGAACCACGCTTTTCATGAGGTTTTCGGCGAAGTGCGGGAGCTCTTGCGGACGGTACTTGAAATACGAATCAAGCGCCGTTTCAACGCCCGAACCAAATAGAATCCCTGGCGCCCACGGTTTCGGTATCCGCACGATGGTAGCGTCTTGCGCGCCCTTGTAGTCGGGGGAAAAGCGGCTGACGTTGATATTCCAGTACGTATTTTTCTGCCAATCCGGCACGGCGTCGATAGCCTCGTCGCCTTGGTTGAGGTACCAAACCGCGGCGCTCATACCTGAGATAACGCTCATGCGGGCCATGGCGCCCACAGGATCGCGCTCAAAAACTTTTTGCATATTATCGAGGGAGTTTATGTGCGCACCAATGAACGCCACCCCTGTGCGTAGCACGGATTGCTGTAGGCCCACGTTAGAGTAGTCGGGAGTTACCATGCGGGAGTTTTGCAACGCCTCTTGCGGGCCGGTGGCGCGTGCTTCATCAGGGCCGCTAATTACGTTTTTCACGTTATTGAGCAATCCCTTAAATCCGCCGCCGGTGGCGTACCCTTCAAGGCTCCGTTGATATTCAGAAAACTTAGTGGCTGTATCGGTAAGACGGATGAAACCTTCCGACCAATGGAGCGGATTGAGCGCGCTATTCCACGCTTTGCCGTATGTGGGGGCCTTTACATTATCTTCTTTTGCCAACTCAGAAGTTAAATACCCGCCGTTCTGATCGAGATACCGCCCGCCTCCACCACCTTCGTAAATAAACTTTTTGAAATCGTCCGGATTTCGCATCATATCCGCGAGAGCCATCGCGGGATGGACAAATGGAACGAGCCCCGTGGTGGAATTTACCCCCGCCATGATTTGACCGCGGATAAAGTGCGCGGCACCAAATGCCGGATTACTTACCACGCCCAATCGCACAAGATTGGTAAACCCGCGGAGCACTTGGGAGGTAAGATCCATTGCCCCGGGATTACCATCGAGGCGCTTTAGGGAATCTACGAGTAAAGGCGAGCCTTCGTATACCTGGCGCTCACCGTCACGATACACGGCGATTTGGTTCTTCTCGAGAGCGCCCTCTTGGGTTACAACTTTTAAAACGGGTTGAACGGCGGTTTCCGCCCACTTACCATCCACGTCCACGAGATTACCTTCGAGCATATTGCCCACAAAGGTGCTACGTGATTTATTTATGAGCACGTCTTTGACCATGCGCTGCGTATCGGCTAAAGTTTGCGCCAACGGATCTATGATATCGCGCGTGGAACCTACGCGCTCCTTGATGCCGCGGGCGCCGGGGCCTTGCTCCTCGCCCCACATATCCGCTTCAAAAGCGCGTTTGCGTGGGGAATAGGCGTCATTTGCGCTCCAAGTATCCGCTTGCTCTTGAGTGTACCGCCCGTTATCCACGCCCCATTGAAGAAGTTGTTTTCGGAACCCATTGAGGCGGTCATTGAACTCTTTGTATTGTGGCTCGTATTTTTGAACAATCCGTTGAGCGCGGTCTAAATCTAGCCCAGATTCATGCTCGGTATCGGCAAGGGCGTCTGCGGCCATGGCATACCGACGGAACTGGTTTTTATCCAGCCCCGCATTGTCCATGTCTTTAAAAATTTTATCGGGGCTGTCGCCGGTGAAATTTCCGTCTTTATCTGGTAATCCCTCAGACGTAATTTTGTTGGCGGTATCTCCGAACGCGCGACCTTGGCGCATTTCATTCACCGAGCTAGTCTCGGGGTTTATATCCGCGCCACGAGATTTAGCGAGTGCTTCCGCTTTTTCCATTGGGAATAAGTAATCCACGGCTTTTGTGTAAAACTCGTCGCGGAGCTCGCCCCAAGATTTCCCGGGCGCTTCCCCATTCTTCGCAATCTTGCTGTCGAAGTATTGATCGTCTTCGGCGTCTTTGGATGCGGTTTCTAGACTAAGATCGGGCGGGCGTTTCGGGGGTAAGCGCTCGGCGCCAACTTCGGCCGCGGTCTTGGGCTCGAGCTCGGTATTCGTACCGATAACGGCCGGCTTCTCGGTGCTATCTGCGGGAAGCTCCTCTTGCACGGTTTCGTGCTTAAGATTGGTTGGCGTAGCCTGAGGCGGTTCCTGCGCATTTCCCGCCACGAGGTCTTGTTGCAGCCCCACATCGGTCTTAGCCTGCTCGGTGATTTCGGCGGGGGTTTCGCCCGTGGCGGCGTAAATATTCTGGAGCTTGGTTTCCGGGGCGTTTATTTTGGTTTCGACCGTGCCAACCCGATCCGCAGGGCCAGCCACATGCCCAAGGGTATGAAGGCCTCCCACCATAAGCGCGCCGTCGAGAAATTCGTGTGGTTGGGGGAGCCGGCCCTCGAGCGCAGCCCCTACGGTAGTCATGGCCACGAGCTCGGACGCGGCGCCCGCCATTTTACCTGCTACCGGGGAAACGAGGCCGCCGGTTAGGTTGGCGGCAAGCCCCGTGGCGCCCCCCTTGATCGCTTCCCAAGAGGTCGCCATAAAACGAGCTGCAAACTCACGCGCTGGATTATCCGAATCGGCGATGTTCCCGTTGGTGTAGTGGTCGATGTACATTTTGCGGATTGCGGCCGGCAGAGCAAAGGCCCCCGCTGCTGCCCCGGCGGTTCCTCCGGCGATGCCGCCCGCTATGGCTCCGGGGACGAAACTCACCGCGCCGCCGCCCGCGGCTCCCGCCATGGTCCCGCCAATGCCCCCCAACGTCATACCCGCGGCCATCGCCGGCAGGTCGCCCGCAAACTGGCCGATCATACTCCCGATACGCATTGCCATGTCGGCGTGCTCAGGAAGAATGTGATCCGGCAGTTTCCCGCGGAGTTTAAGCCCTTCCACAGAATTTTGAGCCCCGAGGCCGAGACCCCCCACAAGATCGTGGTAGAAGTCTTCCGGCTGTAGCTCGGTTTGTTGCTGCCCCGGGACTGGCTCCGGCTTCGCCGCGTAATGCGCCTGGAGGTTCGTATCAATCACCTGGCGCATAGGTGAGGCGGGCGGCGCCGGGGGAGGAGGGCCGTTAGCTTCAGGCGGAGCATTTAGCCAATCATCCCCGGAGGGCGCCGCGGCCGCGGGAGGCGGGGTCTGCTCTGGCGGTTGGGCCAACCAATCATCACTAGATGCCGGGGCACGGCCAAGGCTATTGCCTTGATCCTGGGGCTGTTGAGGAGCCGGAGCAGGTTCCGGCGGAGCGGGGGGATTACTGGAAGGCATCGGCCCCTTGGGCGCTTTAATATCAGCCGCAATGGACGACGCCGCCGGATCAACCGGATGGCTCGGGGCCATCCCCGTAACGTCGCCTGAAAGCGGAGTACCCGGCACTATTTACCCCCGCGCAATTGTGTGGCTCGCGCGCGTGCGGCATTACGCTGCTCGACACTTAAGCTCGAGGGATTTAATTTACGGAGATCATCCAGAGACATGGACGCGAAATCCGGCGCTTTTTGCGGCGTGGACGGCGTAGGAATTACGCCCGGTTGGGTTTGAATGTTGGTGGGCGCGACCGTGGTTCCGCGGGCCTGGTCTGCCTGCGCCGCCAGTATTTGTGTGGGCGAAGCGAGGTACTTTTGAAGTTTGTTCCCAAAGTAATCCTTGGAGGAAGGATCGAGGAGAGGCCCGATAGGCTGCTGGCTCTGCAAGGCGTTTTGCTTGGCCATCTGCAAGTCGTTGGTGAACTGCATCAGCTTATAGTGGGCGTTAGGGTCCGAGGTGCCGAGGGTTTCCTTGGCCCGATTCAGGAGTTGCGCTTCGTTATAGCTATTGACCCTGTTTGCCGGAACCATCCCGATCGCCTGCGTGAGCTTATCAAAATCGCCCTTGCCGATATATTGCGAGCCCGGCCCGAGATCCTCTGCGTTTTTCTTCACCATATACGCCAATTGCATGGGATCAGAAATGTGGCCGGGGGAATTATCGGGGGAGAGAACTCGTTGCATGAGCGAGTTGAAAGCGGCCGGGTTGGAAGGCGATTCGTCGGCGGTTTGCGTATCTGCTAAATGATTAAGCTTGAGCTGTTCATCGGCGGTGATAAGCCCCGCGCGGAAAGCCTGTACCGATTGTGCGGGATCATATTTCCCGGTGCGAATCTGCTCGTATGCCTGCGATTTAAATTGTTCACCTTGCGCATCCACTGCAAGTTTTTTCGCCGAAAGAGCCTGTATACCCGCGGTCTGCGCGGCGCTTTGATTCTGGCGGATTTCCTGCTCGAGTGCTTTCTTATGGTCGGAATCGAGAAATTCGTCGAAAACGCCGCCGTTGAGTTTTTGAATGGCCGTGTTCATGGCGGGCGTATTGGGATCAATTTTCCCATCTGAGGAAACTACACCGGCTTTGATATTGTTGTAGTCCGATTGCATGTACCCACGAACGGCGCCCTTGGCGAGTTCTATGCCTGCCGATTTGTGGAGCTGATCGGCCTGCGTCTGGGTAAGCGCCCCGGATTCCACTTGCGCCTGAATGGCCTCCGTCTGTGCGGAATAAAGATCCGGGAAAGAATTGGGATCTTTCATGGCCAAATTAGAATTGGTATTGGTCAGTGTCACCAAGTTATCGGCCGCTTTTTTCCCTTGAACCGCCGCGTATCCGCGGGAGGCCGACATAAGGAGCGCGCCGCCGGTACGTGCCGAAGCGCGAGTGAACGCGTCTTTACCGCCGGGCGTATCATAGGAGTCGTATTGATCCTCTACCCATTTTTGGTAGTCGTCTTTTACTTTGCCTACATCCAGCGTGCCCTTGGCGGTTTCATCCTGGATGCGATCCATGAATTGGGCGCGTTGTTCCGCGACCGAGGCGTAGGCATCCGAAGTTTCAGCCTGAGTTTGACGCTGACGAAGAATTGACCCGGCGTCTTGAATATCGCGGCCAGCATCGGCGATCCCGCGCCCAAACATAGAAACTTGCTCGAGCATCGGGCTCGTTTGCCCGACCGGCCCCTGCGCTTCCTGTTCCGGTGTGTATTCTTGTACTCTAGGCATTTAAATTCCTCATGCAAACGCCGCCATACTGGCCGCGTCTCCCGCCCCGGCCCCCGCCTCGCCCATGGACGCGCCTTCGCCGCCGCCCGCGGCAGAGGCATCCGCGCTACTCATATCTAGGCCTGAGCCCTCGCCGCCTTGTACTTTAGGCGCTGCCGCAGATTGTCCAAAACCGCTCTTGACCATGCCCTGAGAGGCCGCCCCTAGCGCTTGCCAATAGCTACCCAGCTTCGCGCTTTGAGCACCATAGCGATCCATAGATGCTTGGTTTTCGTAATTGATGGCCCGAATATCGGCGCCATGGAGAATATTCATCCGGTCAAGTTCGGCGTTTTGGTGGGACGCTTGAATCACATCGAGCGCCGAACCTGAATTTCCCGCAACGCCGCTCGCGCCGTAAGCGGCCACTGACGTGCCGATTTTCTGGCCCGAAATGAGCTGCTCGCGCATGGCATCGTATTGGCCCTTGGATTCCGCCTCTTTGGCCTGCGCATCGAGATTTTGCGCCTGCGTATTGAGCGTGTCCGAGGTCATTTGACCTTGTTGGATCGCTCCGTATACGGAAAGCCCGGTTCCGACAATCGCCGCCATTAACCCTCCCTGACCATAGCGTAGAGCACGCAATCTTCGCCGTTGGGGAGGTATTTGCGGGCCAAATGGCACTCCACTTTGAAGCCCAGCATCTTTGCCCGGCGGTGACCGATTTCAAAACTAAGCGGCACGGCGATCTCGAGGCGGCGGTAATTCTTCAACTGCTCTTGCAAAAATTTACGGATGCCGCGGAATACGGGAACAAAGCAGCGGCGTGAATCTTCGTTGAACACGGTCCACACGCAACCGCGCCCCTCCCATAACGTGACCACGCCGCCGCAAACCATGGGGACGCCATTCACCAAACCCGTTACCCCGCCACACTTCTCGAGCATCTGCGCTAGGCCGCCAACATAAGAATCCCGGATATCGCTATTCATCGATTGCTCGATGAGCGGCATAACATGCTCACTACGATACGGAATTAGTTGAAAGGGCGCGCTCATAAATCAAACTCTTCAAGGAAGGAAGTAATCGACTGGATAGTACCCGGAAGCATGGAAGATTGCTGAAAACAAAGCTGGCTTTCAAAATCGTAGGCACTCTCGATGCCTTCCCGAATCATGCCGGAAAAGAGAGGAACCGCAGTGTCGGCCTGGTTCTGATCGGCCTGCGCGAAATCAACCGGAATAAGATTACTGAAAGAGGTGCCAAGGGCCAAATCCCCGATACGATGCATTTGTACGGCGGCGCGCGTGAGCCGACGCGTTTTACCAATGGAGGTGCCATCGGCCGCGCCCGCTTCCGCCCTAAGAAGCTGGCCTTGGGAATTAAAGCGATATCCGACCTGCACTTTTGAGGCAGAGTAATTCAACGTAATGCTTCCGCCCGATACTACGCAATCCGGATGTTGGCCTCCATCTGTGAGAACTCCCACCGTTTCGCCTTCCAACCAGCTAAGCCCGGAAATAGTCGTGGTCGGGGCGCCATTATATGTCGCGCCACAATCTCCCTGAGAGGAGTCGGCCTGTGCAATGGAATCGTCCGAAATCTTGGTCATGTACTCAACGGTGTAAATGGTAGAACCGTTGATATAGCGTTTTACCACCATCCACATTTGATCGAACGATACGGCGGGATCGGGGATAAAACCGAAATCATGGACCGCGGCCGGGGTTCCTAGAGAATCGGAATTTCCGCCTAATTGATGGCGGGTCCAACCGACCGATAAAGAAACGTCATCCCGGTTGTAAATGAGAGACGCGAGAATACCGTCACTGCGCAGGCACCAAATGAGGGGCTGTGTCTCTTTCTGCACTCCGATCTTGGTGAAGCCGGGGAGGGAAATATGCTCCGAAATCTCGGTAAGATCGGAGGAGCGGAAAGTACCGGCATAGAAGAAATATGTCATCTCGCGCAGCTTCCTGGCCGCGCGCTGTACGTACATCACTGCGTTCCCAATCTTGGCCGGCGCAATGGCGGCCGAACCAAAGAACGAAGTTTGCTGGGCGTTAAAATTGGTGGGGGTGAGTGCCTCGGCCGCAGTAGAAGGTGTCATCGCCCATTCGGCGGAATAATTGCCCGCGAGTAGTCCTTGGGCAGTAGAAGCCATCCAGCGAATGGGGTTCAAATCGTCCGAGGAAAGCACAAACGACATGGCGTCGCTATCACGCACATTGAGTGTGGTGCGATCCGAGGCAGCGAAATTCTCAAAGGAATTAGAGCCGCTGGCGTCCACTTCCTGGGGAGAATTATAGTTGCCGGCATACCAAAGCCGGTTTTGATGAAACGCGGTGCAACCGGGGTACCCAAAGCCATTAAACGTGCCGGAAGTGTAATTCCCGCCCCAAGTGCCGAGGAACCATTCCGTGGCGGTGGCCGCGGTGGGGTATGTAACGGGGGAAGAAATATCCGTACCGCCGGCCGCCACTTGAATAGTGGCGGCGTCATAAACGATGTTTATATAACCCCAATACCGTACACCACTAAGCACCAGTGCGAACGGTCGCCCAAGGTCTTGTGGAGTACTGCCGGCGGCCTCTTGCGCGGCAGACAGTGCGAAAAGCGCGGGATATACGGTGCCGCCAGAAGAATACGCATTAGTGTAAACAGACCCCAATAGCGTGAACGTGGTGGGAGAAGTAACAACTATCGTCCAATACCCCGGGCCGATGCTATTCGTCCGGCCGAAAAAGGAACTCCAGTTATTGGCTTCTGTGGTGCCGCCAACGCCCGTTAGGAAAACGTTCTGCCCGCTGGTGAGCCCATGCGCAGCAGCGGTCGTGATGCCAATCAAACCGCCAACGTTACTGGTGCCGGAAACAGACGCCGCCGCTACCGTCATGGCCTGTTCTTGCGCCAAAGAGGGCGTCGCCGTGAGCGATTGCATCTGCGTGCCAACGCTATCCCCAATAGATGCGAAAGAATTGGCGGGGAGATAAGGGCCGTCGATCAGATAAATGCGCTGAAGCTTCCATGCGATTTGCGATTGGCGCTGCAACTTATACGGCGGGTAATTGGGATGAACAAGGTACAGCGTGTCCCCGTTTTGTGCCCATCGAATGAGGGATACGTCTGCCGCCGCGTATGGCGACGGAAGTTCTAAAATCGCGCCGGCACTAACCGCGGTGGTAGTGGAAAAAGAAGCCTCATAAGGCTGCGGGTTTGTATTCGCGCGCGTGGCGTAAAAATTGAACCCGAAAATGCTAGTAATCCCGGAATTACTTATCGAACCCGAAATTCGATAAGACGCGGCCGGATTCACCACTACGCCATTGTTGGCGTAAAAACGAATGTAATTGGCCCCGAACTCCAGCATGTAGTTCTGCGTGGCAGAGAAAGAAAATGGGATGAGCACCGGAGGATTCGAGGAATCCTTTACGTTCGTAACGTATTTGGTCCCCGGGCGACGCGTAATCGGCCCTTGGAGAGTGGGGATATAGTTTAGCCCAACCGCGAGCCCTTTTTTGTACCGGGGGTTATCAAATACGCCATAGCACAGCGGGGAGACTTCCCCCGTGTTAAATCCGGTTTGTGCTAGTGCGGCTTTGGGCACGGCCTACCACCTCACCAGTATCCAGGCGTCGATCGGCGGCTGTACGGGCATTTCCTCGAAGGCGTTACGCTTCTTAGCGAGATTGATCGCGTCGTCGTGCATCTTCTCCGCCGTAGCCATCTTGGTATTGCTCTGCGTGAGCTCCTCGCAAGTATCCATGGCGAGGCAGGCCGCGAAAGCTTCGGCAAAAGAAGGATCGAAATTGGCCTCGGTGATCGCGCTGCTCACGTACCGCAAGTAGAGCGGCCCCTGCTGATCGCTAGCGATAGCTTGTCCGCCGGCCGGCATATTCTCAATTTGCCAATCGGTATAGGTCACGCCAGTATTGGGGCCGCCGGGGATCAAACCCGCGGGAATGGCCCCGAGGGTGTACGAGGTATACTGATCGGGCGGCGCAATCATGATGAAATCCCCGGGGAGGGAGAAATAATTCGCCTTGCCGAAAATGGGCGGCGTGCCCGCGGCCGCGATGATGGCGCGCTTGATCGAGAACGACCAAAAATTCTCGCGCAGCATGGCCTCGAGGACGGGGTAATACGCGCGGTTCATCGCGCGCGCGCCGCGGTCATTGTCGCTTATGGAACCGACCGGCTTATAGCCTAGAAGCTGAAGGGCGCGATTGATGATCGTGGTCTGAGTTGTGGTAGACGCCATGTCCGATCAATGCTCCCTTCCTCCTTACGTGTACGCCACCGATACCAGAGAAGCGTAGAGCCCGGCCGCCGTTCCGCCGGCCATTGCCATGCGATACTGGCCTGCGGGAAGATCGTACACCGTGGAGCTGTCTTGGCTTACGCTAGAGGCCGTAATATTAATCCAGTTCCCGTTCTGCATCTGCAATTGAAGGTTGCAGGCCGCGGGATACGTGGTTGCGCAAATCACCAAGGTCGTACGTCCACCCACCCATGAAATGGGCGGTTGGTTCGCCACTACGTTGACGTTCACACAAAGTGCTACTCCACCACGAGCCATGATTACTCCTTAAGCCGGCGGCCAGTTCGAGCGCGTAATGTACTGCTCGAAAAGTTCCAGAATGAGCAAAACTTCGTTTTTGGAAATGGTGCGGGTGCTGCCCGAATCGTTCACGATCGCAGACGAAAGGTCCACGGTCAGTTCTACGCCGTGCGCGGTGGTGGCGGAGCCTACGGCTTCGGTAACCTGTTCGAGGTTATAATCCGCGTTGGCGCCGTAAAGTCTTGTGGCCATATTTCACTAGTCCTCTCGTAAAAAACGGGCGGTGAAACCCCTGGAGCCCTTCTCACCGCCCGCGACCCGTAATCGTTACTGCTTGGCGTATTTGGCTTTGAGGCTAACGTACCCTTGAGCGGCGAGGATGGTGCTCACGGTGACCACGATATCGAGATCGATCATCGGGTCGGCCGAGAGACCGATCGCCTGCCAGAGCGGGAGCTCTTGCTTAGCAATGGTGTTGGAGCCCGACTGGTTCACGATATCCGTGGGACCAGTGGCCGAAGCGGTCGAGAGCGCCGAGGCGAAGAACGCCGCCGAGATGGCCGCACTCGCGTTCGCGGCCGAGAGGCCCGCGCCCACGGGGATGAACGTCGGCCAGTACACGCCAACGTTTACCGCCGAGCTCGCGCCGAGGCTGTCGCACTGGAAGCTGAGCGAAGATACGCGCGCATTCGAGGGCACTTGGCAGAGACGATAGGTAGAACCTACCGCGTCCGTCGAAGACCCGGATTGCACGTAACCCTCAGATTCAAGAATTTCGCCCCCGTCAACGTAGGCATCGGTGAGGATTTTCGGAACCGCGTCCCGGTTCGAGATGACCGTAGATTTTAGATTGAAGCTAGACATATTAAAATTCTCCTTCGCCTAAATTAGCGAGCCCAAACTTGAACAACTTTTTTCTCTTCGAGGCGCGTGCCGCCGAAGGTGCCCATCACGTACGCTTGGTACGGGAGGGAGCGAAGGTCTTTGCGCTGGGACACGTCGGTCACCATGTCCATCCAGATACCGGCGTAAGCGCCCGACTTAGCCCACACGGGGAGCATGGTCGAAGTGCCCGACAAATCGTCCACGCCGGTGCTCACCAGCTCCGTATGGATGAAATCGATACCGAGGAAGCGCGTAATTTTGCCTTCCACCATTACCGGCTTGTCGTTGAACTCGGTGCTGATCACTTGCACTTCCGCGAGGAGCGAGTCGTGGTTCACGCCGTTGATCGCCATGTAGATGGCGTCGGCGTCGAGGTCCACGTAGTTGCTCATGAGGATTTGCTTGGCTTTACGAAGCTTGGCCACCGTGAGGTTGGTAGCGGAAGCGGCGCCTTGGGCCACCGATACGATTTGGCTCGAAGGAACCGAAACCGACGTGGTGCCGTTGTTGCCGGTGTAGTTAGCACCAAGCAGGCCGTTGAGGATCTCTTGGTCCTTAGCGCGACCCATAGCGTAAACGCTGTTGGTCACGTAGGAACTCATGGGATCGATCAAGAGGCGAAGCTTGTCGAAAGAATCGAGAAGCTGGGCAAGATCGTAATCCTGGGGGAAAACCCAACGACGGTCGGTAGGAGCGTCCGTGGGGCTGATCGGCTGGTAGCGGCCGGTCACTTTGTTCGCGTTGATCGCGCCGAACTGGTCAACAGGGGACGCCTGCGAACCGACGTGGTTGCCGCTCATTACCGCCATCGAAAGGCGGCTGCCTTTTTGCTGGAGCTTGAGTTGGATGTTGGAGCTAAATTGCTCAACGTAGAAGAGCGGAATCCCAGAATTTACACCGGCCATTGTGGCCTCCATTTTTGAAACAATTATTGGTTCCAAAAAGAGGCTTATCCTTGCGGGGCCGACTTTATTCCGCGCATACCGGCGGAGCGGTATCCCACTATTCGGGACGGTCAGCCGGGGCGCTTAACCCTTATCGGCTTGAAAGTAAACTCAGGATGAGGCACATCCCCACCCCGAGTCAATAGGCCGCGTGAATTAAATATTTACCGTGCCCTGGTAAGCCTGCTCGTGGAGCCGCTGCCAGGTAGCTTTGGCTTCGGCTTCGCCGTTCATTAAACGCTGGCCGAAATCTTTATCCGCCATGAGCTCGGAAATCCTTGATTTGGCCGAAGCGGGCTCGAGCGGCGTATTCGCCCGTTGACCTTGGACGAAAGCGCTTTCCCCGACCGATTTTCCAATCGAGGCGAGCAGTTTCATGGTGTCGGCGTGTCCAAGAGCGGCCGAGAGAGCATCGATTTTTTTCGCATCCAGCCCCATTCGGCGCGCGGCGTCGGCGGCGATGTTCCGATTGCTATCGTAGGCGGCGCCCCACTCTTTCTGGAGGGCGGTTTGCTGGTCGTTGAAAGCGGCGGTGGCTTGGGCCTTTTGCGCCTCCATTACCTTCTGGATATAGGCGCCATCGGTCGCGGCCAACTTTTGCGCTTGCGCTTTGGTGAGCCCCATTTCATGGGCGGCTTTGAGGAAACCCTCGAGGCGCGCGGCGTCGCCGCCCTCTTTAGGCATTTCGATTCCGTAATCCTTGGGATCTTTCGGGGCGCCGATACGCTCGTAAATGGCTCGGCCTTCCGCCGTGAGCGCCCCTTTGTCATCGTAGAAACTCTCCGGTAACTTGAGAAGCCGATCTTGCGGCACGCCTTGGAGCTTCTCGAGGTTGCGATACGCATCGGCGAGGGAACTCGGGTCTTTGAAGCCCTTATTTCCGAGGTAACCTTTTAAATCGTCGTTGAACCCGGCCATCCAAGAGCCCGGATTCACCGTTTCGGTGGTGGCGGGAGCCGCGCCGGTAGTAGTGGCCGGCGCGGCCTGGGTGGACGTGGCCGACATAGCGGCACTGGTGGATGCGGGCGTAGCGGGCGCCGCAGGTGACGTGGCAGTAGCAGGCGTGGCGGGTGCAGCGGGGGTCGCGGTGGTGCTCATGATTGGGGCTCCGGGGGTTGGGGTTTAGGGTTTTGGGGTTTCTTGCATCGTAACGGGTCGCGCGTGTTTTTCAAGTAGCTCATCGGCGTTCATGGTCAGAAATTCTTGGATTCGCAGCCACACTTCTCTTCGCCCTTCCATAAGAGCGTGCGCTCGAGGATCGGTGTGAAAAGTGCTCTCATTGGCCCGGCAGAATTTCGCTAAATCCGCCATAACTATGTCTACGAAGGGGCCTTTGGGGTCGAAAACTCGGCCGAACGCAATTCCGCGCTCGTGGTAGTAATCTCGGAGTTTGGATTTTTCCTGGATTCTCACTCTTTATCCCTGCGGGGTTGGGGTGGGGGCCGCTTGTGCTTGCGCCTTCATAACCCCGGCCGCCGCCGGCGCGGCCTGAATAGCCTGTTGGATCTTCTGCTGCTTGGCGTGCTCCTCTTTGAGCTTAGCCACATCGTCTTTGGACCGAATCCAGCTTGCCGGCGTGCCGTTGATGCTGGCGATTATGGGCGCCGCAATGTCGAAATCGATGTAGAAAAGATAGGATGGATCTTGAGTCGCTTGCGCGAGCTCCATAAGGGTCTGCACGGTGCGTTGAGCCCCGGCAGCCCATTCGGCTTTTTGCGTGCGCGTGATAGGAGAATCGTAAATTGTCTTATACTGACCCTTCGCTTCTTTCATCAGACCCGTTTGCGGCGGAAGTTTCCCCATCGCCGAGAGAAGATCGAGCTCCCGATCAATCATCGGCCCAAGATATTCCGATTGCTGACGACCAATAGTGGGAGCAAGTAGAATCCCTTTTTCCCGAGTGCGCTCTAGTACTTCTGTTGCTGTCATCTGCGGATTTTCGGTTAACACCTGAAAGAGAGAAATCAGAAAAGAGTCGTTGATGAGGTTGCGCTCATCTTCCATGACCTCTTTACCCATGGCGAGGTTGCCAGTGGGGAGAGGCTGGATAAGGAGTCGGCCCTCGGCACTTACGCCGCCCGCATTGATTGCGCCCGGGGCGAGAGAGAAACCATCGATTACGCCGTCATCGTGGGCCAGAAGTACCGGGTCCACCACGCGGTGCCCTTGCTTGAGCATCGTCTTTTTCTGTTCGTTAAGGGTCTTGAGGCTAGGCAGTACGTCCATAGCAATTGATCGGCCATAAGCTTCATTCGGCGCCTGATAGTAGCGAGAAATGGCGTAGGGGAAGTTGGTGTACCCGCCGCGCTTTACGATTTTGCGTCCTTCGATCGAGATGTAGATCGATTGGTACTCCATGCCTTTGTAATCTCGGCGGTCCATGTCGCGGTCTTCGTTCGGCATGACCCAATGGAGGAAGAAAAACTGGCGGTCGGGAAACCGGTCTTTCACCGTAATAATGTTCGCCGGGCAATCGTCACCGAACATTTGGTATGCCTGGCGCGCCGTCATCATGAAATGGCGGCAATTGCGGTCTACTAGCCCTTGGTGATTCTCTTGGAGATAGCACTCGCCAAGGTGGACATGGCGATAGCGAAGGCCAGGGGTACCAGCAAGACGATCAATAAAAAGCACGCCAGTGCCGTAAGCACCGAGTGAGAGGTATTGACCCTGGTTTTGAGCGGCGAAGTTACTCTTCGGGCTATAACGTTCCTCAAAGAGGACGTTATTCGCCCGCTCGTACCAGAGACGCGTTGCTTTATCTTTGAGAAGGTTATCATCGGATGGTTTGATCTGGTGCCAAAACTGATCGCGTGGAGTAAGAAGAGAATCGAGAATAGCTCCAAAACGTTGCAGAGCCAGAATACCAGTAGAATCGTATACCTCGAAGTTCCTTTTATCTCCCTGCATGTTTAGTTGGGAGAAGTTCTGAAAGAGCCAGCTCTCCATGGGAAAGATGCGCTGGGCGATTTCGGTCCAATGGCTATTCCAATTGCCCCGCAGGCCGAAAAGGTACTGCCAATCCGTAATTAACTTACCGACCAATTCGTCGTCTTCGGACGATTGGCGGTCAAAAGAACCCGAAGATGGCGGCGCAAGGTAGTCGGCTGTACGCATTTAGCTCCCCAACAGCGTTCGGCTGGTAGTGGTCGGTTGTTCCAAAACGCCGGCGCCGCCCGAAATAACGGAACTGGTACTGGCTGCCTGCTTTTCTTGGTCTAGGGTTTGGGCCGACGCGGTCGCGCTTGCTTGGGCTTGGGTGGGGGTTTGAGAAAGGGCGCTCGGGGCTTGAAGCTTAGGCTGCTCCGGGGTGGAGAACAATTGCCCGACGTTGTGAAAGAAATCTCCCACGGCTGATACGGTGCCACTCATTTTCCGTGGTGCTCCAATTGCTTGGCGGCGTCGTGCTCCAGCTTCACCCGCCGAATGCGATATTTCAAATCGCGTTCATTGTCTTCGCGTTTAAAATCTCCGCGGACACTTTTAGTGCCAAACCACAAGACGCCGGCGCCCAAAAGTAAAACGGTGGCGGGCCAAACTACAATCGCGATCAACATTCATTTGCCCCCAAAAAGTTTGTAATCTAGGCCACTCGCTACACGGTTCTTGCGAGCCGGATTCTTTCTTGCAAGTTTGGAGTCATATCGGGCGAGCGTCAAGTGGAAAGTCAAGGCCAATGCATCCGCATGGTTCGGGCTCGCGATTCCGCGCTTCTTCATCTTTTCCTTGCTCTCGAGCTTAATCTTGTCTTCGCGGCCCACGAACTCATACTCGGGCGCCGCGAGGTCGGTGATTAGGAACTGATTCGAATCGATCATGGCCCCGTTGAGCCATTCTCTCATCTTTGCCCAAATCTCTGTGCGGTGGTCAACGTATGTGGGATCTTTAGACTCGGTGCCAAACCCGCATTCATGTACCACATACCCCCGCTCACGGAGGCGGTCAATGATCCCCGCCCCCGCCCCTGAGTCGATGAAAACCCCGTCGGGTTCAAACTCGTCAATCATCTCGGCGACTTTATTCGCTACTCGCATGTTATCGGCAGATTTCATTTCTATCACGGGATAGCTGCGCGCATCGCGCCCGCGGCGCATACGAATTACGGTTACGTCATCACCGAAGCGCGCGGGGTCCACGCCCATCACCAACGCGGCGTGATCGTCCATGCGATCTAGCTCGCGTATTTGCGCGTCCGCGATAGCTTGTCTGCTGACAAACTGGCTGTCACCCTGCGAGGGGAATTGCCCGAGGACTTCTACCTTCGCGGTGTCGGAATCCACCCCGTGCTTGGCGATGATCTCGTCAAAAATGGCGGTATCGAGGCCGTCCACGGTACGGCTGTCGATTTGGCGCGTGTTCCAGTAGTTCCGGTACTTGTGAAATATCTCAAAAAACGGCCCGGTGTTCTTCCGTGGGTTGGAGAAACAGAAGAAAAACCGATACGGGGTAAGGTCCGTGAAGAAACCATCGGATACATCAAAAATCTTCTGTGGTATTCCTGACGCCTCGTCGAAAATCAATAGCATTCCAATACTCGAGTGCTCCCCGGCGAAACTATCCGGGGAATCTTCCGACCAAAGTAGACCTTGGCAAAAATACTTGCCCGAGTCGATTTTGAGTGCCTTGCGAAGTTCCGCCGCAAACCACTCGGTTGGAGTTATCTTTTTCTGCGTCCGCTCAAAAAAGTAGCTGTTGATGGACATGCTGATCCACTTGCCGATTTCAGCAAAGGTCTTACCGGTAAGCTGGGCATCCGTGTTTGCGCTGATCACCGACGTTCCGCCCACCACGCAGCTCATGAACCAGCAAGTGACCATGGCCACAAACGCGGATTTACCAATTCCGCGGCCGGAAGCGACGCCGCACTTATAGACCGTGGGGTTCTCCCCGCGAGCGACTCGCTCCAAGTTTTCCCTAATGTGCGCCCCGAGCTTCTTCAACTCCTCGGTCTGCCATTTGTTGGGGCCGTCCCGATTGGCTAAAGGCGTGTTCTTAACTCGCCACGGAAATGCGTACATACAAAACGTGTACGGATCGTTTTTTATTTCTGGGCTTAGCAGTTTTGCTAAAATGCGGGCGGTGTCTTCCGGCCGTACCGTGGGGGTGGAGGTTGTTCTATTAGCCATATGGCATGATGCCGACTCTTAACGGGCGTGGCAATTGTTTTTGCGTTTATTGGCTTCTCGATGTTTATCCCGGCAAATACGACATTGGCGCATGTTCCGGTACCGGTAGGTGTTTTTCTCGGAGTATTTGTGGCCGGAGGGGCAATGCGTGATTCGCTGCTTTGCTCCTCGCCCCTTCCTCGCCATGTCTTGGAGGTTGTCTTTACACGTTCCGAGGAACAAATGTTTGGGGTTTATGCAGCTTCGCACGTCGCACTTGTGAAGTACTAAAAGCCCCGCGGGAACTTTCCCAACATTATGCTCCCAAGAGTAGCGGTGCGCCTGTCTTGAAGTGCTGAACGGCGAGCGCACGATTCCATACCCCGTTACGTCGTTTATAAAGTGCGCCCAAATCCAGCATCCGGTCTTTTTGTTTACTTTGTACCGCTCGCTGAATGGCGGCGGCTTTGGTCCTTTTTTCTTCATCTGGGCCTTATACCAAAAAATTTTCAAAAATTTTTGGAAACTCGGCTAATCAGAAAAATTAAACATTTGTTAGGCAAAGGTAAGGTTAATAGGGCAGCGGCCAAAAGCTTGGGGTACGCCCACTACCACCCCCGGGGTCTAAGGATTCCTTCGTGCAATCATATCAAGTCTTCTAGTTCTGCGGGAATATCGCCGAGACTTTCCAAACTCGAAGAAAGTGACGCTCCAGGATTCGATATGAGCCGACTTTCCACATCAATGCTGGCCGTAGCATGTTCGGCAGTAGTGCTCTTAGTCGATATAACAGACATGACACGATTTTCCGCGGCAAGGAGAACGCTGGATAGATCTAAATGAGTTACGTTGATGTTTAGATTATCGCCGTACTTCGCGGGATTCATTTTACTCGCAACCCATTTCGCATTGTCGCTCCAAACGCGGGCCTTTTGCGTGAGCGCAATCGTGTCTGCGCCGTCTGTACAATGCATAAGCTCATCTACTAATTGATGCGCCCAATACACACGTGCC